ATGATCAAACTGATCTTGAAGGATCTCTTTTAACTCTTTAAGACCACCATAATCAGCTACCCAATTCCTGACATCGAGATCATTAGTACCAAAAAAGAACTTCATGCTGAATGCATAGCCATGTATTAGATTGCAATGACTATCAGCACGAAATTGCCTATAAGCACATGGAAAAGCATCCACATACTCCTTTGTTGAAACGTACTTGTAGGTTATAGGTTGGTATGCCATAGCTCTCCTTTATTCCATTAAATTTGCTTTTATTTCTTTTAGTATGGTATGCTTTATCTTTGACTGAGTAAACAAATCATACACCTTTGATAGGTATTTGTTTACATTCTTATCAAAGAATACTCTGTTCTTCATACTTGATTCGTGTATTGTATCTAATACGTGACTAATATAGAATTTTTTAAATACTATTTTTTCGTCATTGAAGAAATCAAATTTTATTGATTGTACAGGATCACCTTCTTTAATATCAACATCATTAAATTGAGGTTTAAGCATAAATGCTACATTAATGTTTCTAAACCATTTACTGATATCGAAACTTCCTGGCATATAGTTAGCTTTTGTTGAAAGATCACTATCAGTAAAATAAGGACCAGAAAGTGTCATTATACATGTTTCTTCAGTAAAGAATATGTAGCTGTAGTTAAGTTGTAATAATTTATTAGATACATCATTAACAGTAACGTAGTGGTCAAATACCTTTTGATCATACTGCCTTGTTCTTACTTGATTATCTTTAAATTCAATATAATAATCAAAAGGAGCTAACAAATTAAATGTCTTAGTTGCTTCTGCATGATAAGAAGGACATAAGTTAAAATTTGTAGCTCGATCATTAGGTTGAAACTTAATGTCCTTAGTTAATTCTTTTATATTAACTAAAGGTTTATTGTTAATAACATTTATACCTTTTTGAAAGACACTCCAATATACCACATTCACTTAGGTTCCCCATTCGTTCTTGAATAAAGGTACTTGTAAGCGATCGGAGTATCTCCATCCTTTCTTCATAGCCATCAAAGCAACATTCTTGTTATTCATAGCGTATACAGATTCAACACCACCAACGGGCATTAAGTATACTGGACCTGTAAATCCATTATCTCTATAGCATTCTACTGCCATTTCTGCTTCCGCAGCATCTTTTTCATCTGCTACTACAAATTTTAGATAAACGTAACCATGATCCTGATATTGTTTAATTATTTCAGGTCGTATAGCTTCTTCCCATTTCTCACCACTAACACTTAGCTTAGGACTTACACTAAAAGTAAGACGATCCCAACCTTTGCGCCAATGTGTTTTTAGATATTCAGAGAATTGAGGAGTTAGCTCTTGCGTTCCGTTTGTTTCGAACGTGAGTTCCGCCAAGTTGACCATATCGGGATGCGAGAGGAGACTAGGATACGCTCTTTGCCAACCAAGGAGTGGTTCCCCTCCTGTAATAACCAAGTGCTCACTTGTCCACTTGCCATGAGGTAGCATACGTAGAATGGCATCAACAATACCATCAATAGACAACAAAGGGCTAAGATGCTTGAACCTAACATCCCAACTAGCGTAACTATCACAGCCTGTAGTAACAAGAGGCAAAGATTTATAATCTTTGTACTGATCCGCGTGCTGTGCAATGATGTCTCTTTCATCGCTTAATTCTCCTTTAGGCATACCAAAGCCACTGCAAGTAAAATTACATCCAAAGGTTCTTAAGAACACACTTGGGACGCCCATAAATCGTCCCTCACCCTGGATAGAATAAAATAATTCAGATACCTTTATTTTTGACATAAGTTTTCTCTATTGGATTATACAAATAACATTCACAGAATGGAAAATTTTGTTCGATATAGGAAGGTCTATATTTTCGGTCACCATAAGCAACCACAGTAATAACATTTATCTCTCTACCATCTTTCTTTCTAGCAAGAGATAAAATCTTATCCTTAGATGCGTCATAACCAGGGTGATACACTGACTTAACATCACCACGCTTGTCCACATAAAATGCTTCTATCATAACAAATCTCCTTAATGGAGGGAGTATACACTAACGGTCGTCAAATTCCAACGAGTTACTATCCTCGATTTTTGGTTTTGCAGTAGGTAGCATAACTACCTTCTTATCCATTTCCATTATGTCAACTTGTCGCTTTAAGTAGTCGATAAACTGATTAGTGAACTCACCAGAATCTTGTTCTTGAGTAATGATACTATCTATATCCATATTCTCAATCAGTTTATACTTTGTTTGTTGCTGCTTCTTTTCTTTTTGGATACGACGAACAAATGCAAAGAATACAATCTGTGTATAGTATGCAAAAGGATTAGAAGATTTTTCTGGATCAAATTTATCAGCAGCAGATAGACAGTTTTCTATGCCATCGCTAATCATATCGTCCTTAAAAGTATAATTAATAAAGTTAGTCTTGTATGAAAGATGGGTTGCTATCTTGAGAAAGCATTCGCCAATATAGTTAGTAACTTGTGGCTTTTCTCGTCCTTCTTTCTTGGCTAACTCTACTGCATTCTTATAATCAATTAGTGCTTGTAAGAACTTTTTATTATCAACGTAATGAGCGGGAGTTGCTTCAGTGGAGAGTTCTCCCGCTGATCCCTCTGTAGTCGAACTGCTCTGTTTCTTCTTCATCTGATTCTCTTCCTTGACTTAGTAAATCTTCATAATCTTTTGCATTAAGCTCACCTTGATTTTCTATTTCAGGTTCACCTTTTTGTTCAGCTGATTCAATATATTTTTCATATTGTTGTTTGAATTCATCATGTACATCTGTAGCCATTATAATAGCAGATGTAGAGATTTCAAACACTTTATCATCAGAAAATGGAACCCATGGCTGCATAATAAACGTTTCCATAATCTTTAGCCCTCTTGGAAACCTAAAAGGAGTAACAAGTACAGGCTCTAAGATATGAATATGTTTTTTCTTAGCTAGGTTCTCGCAATTATCATCAGTCATGCATAGGATGTTTTCACCATTTGATAACTTAAGAAATTTGTAATTTAATGCTTTATTATCCATTGATTGGAACCTTTGCTAATTTGTAGTCGAGATGCTCGTCGTTGTATATCTTAATACGTTCTATCATATGTAACAACGTATAATTCTTACGAGTCTTCCAGGAAAGATCATCACCTATATCATATAGGTTACATGACGATTTGCTGTCACTTAGACGTAAGCCTCGACCAATAGATTGAAGATTTCTAATTCTAGACTTGGATGGAGAAGCAAAGATAATATTATGTAGGTTTCTGATATTTATTCCTGTAGAAAACGTACCATATGATGCAACAATAATAGCATCATTCTCTGTTTCTACAATATGGCGTATTTCCTCACGTTGAGCTGTTTCAGTTCCACCATAAACAAAAAACACTTTACGGTCTTCGGTCTTATTTAAGATCATATCATAAAGTTGTTTACCATGTTTCTCTACAAACTGAAATAATACCAGTGTATTACCTTTTTGGTAAATTGCTAGGTTTCTAATAAACTTATTACGTTGCTCATTAAAAACTAAGAAGTCCATCTCTTCTTGGTATTTAAGAGTCTTAACTGATTTTCTTACTTCTTCTGGATATTGTAAAAGGATTGCAAATATTTTAAGGTTTGCAAGCTGATTGTCATCCATCAACTTCTTTGTAGTTGTTACCTTGTGAACTGGACCAAACATTCCTTCTAGTACTAGTTTATGCGTCTTTGTTCCATCCAAAGTACCAGTTGTTCCAATTCTATATGGAGTGTTTATACACTTATTAAAAATCGTAGTTAGTGATTTAGCTTTAAATAAGTGTGCCTCGTCACCATACATGGTATGGAAATCAGCAAAGAATTGTTTAGGAAGTTTATAGATTGATTGCCACGTACTAATCACTACTGGATACTGATTACTCTTTTCAGAACCAGAATAAATCTTATGACATTGTTCTACAGCTTTCCATTGATTTAAGCACGAGTAGTCTTGGAAGTCTGAAAACATCTGTTCCACAAGGCTTGTTGTTGGAACAATAATAAGTTGTCGTCTTCCGAACGTTTCGTGCCAGCGCATGAGGCAGTAAATGATAAGAGATTTTCCTGAACCAGTTGGCGATAGTAAGAGGCGTCTTCCATCGACAATCGCTTGATAGATTGCATCTAATTGATATTCCCTGATTGTTAGAGGTTCACCCTTAGAACCAATATTGAGATTATTACAAAAATCAGATACTTCTTCAAATGTTACATCATATCCGTACTTAGTATAGTTTGAATCGTCGATTGTATATCCAAATTCATCAGCAAACTTTCTAACATAATCAATTAGGCCAACATAAAGTTCTTTTGTGAACATTGAGTAAAGTCTAACCTTACCATCCCACATCTTACTTTTATATAAAGGGTGAAACTTTGCACCAGGAACATCGAATGAAAAGTATTCATTAAGTTCTTGTGCAATTGAAGGTTCAGCATCAACTTTGAGATAGACGTGATTTTTATTATGGATTGCAATATTACTCATTACATTAATCCATTAGTAAATTTTGTCCATTCGATGCTATTTTTAATATCCCAAGTTCTAGAATTCAAAGATCTAAGGATTTGTTCTAAGTGTTGTGTTACTACTTTAAAGTATTCGATTTTATCTTGCAAATCTATCATATCACTATCATTAGAAAGAAATTCATCCATCTCATTCTTTAGTGGTTTATTTCCTTGCCATTGAATCCACCCTAGTTCTTCAAGCTCATCTCTGGACATTTCACCACGATAGTAGCGATACTTTAGACGTCTTGTATTTAAATACTTTGATTCTGCTTTACGAAGATTGATTCTTGAGGATGATAGTAAGTTAAGATACTTAGCGTGAAGGAGGGGAACCTTCGCAGCTTCCCCTCCTAAGTTTGTTTCATTAATCTTACAATCTTCTGCCCAAGCCTCTTGAAGCTCCGACAATTTCATAATATTATCCGGGTTGCATTTGAATAATAGCAGCAGGGTTGCCAACAAAACAGAAGCTACCGAAGTGATTCAGAGAGATTGAAGGATCTAACCAAATATCTCCACCCATTTCCTGCCAACGACGACAGAATGTATAGTCTTCAGAAAGATAACGACGGTCAACTGGATCAATCATCGTATCAAACAATGCATAAAACTTACCTTTCAACTCATCGCCAATGTTAAGGTCATTGTTGTATGCAAGCTCAGGATATGCTTCGATCATCTTAAGAATTGCTTCTCTCTTGATCATCATAAATCCAGTACCAGCATCATGCAACTTTACTGCACCGTTTTCGATTGCAATTGTTTTTGCATCACGATTTAGGAATTTAAAGTTAACTGCATAATCAGAACCAAAAGCAGCAACTTCACCATCAGACATTGCTTTATCAGGTGCACCTGATGTAGCTTGCTTGATTCGTTGCCAGTTAACACCTTTCTTAGGATAGGCACCAACTACAACGTCCTTATCGTGTGCATAGAGCTTGAGAATATCTTCAACCTTAAACTCAATATCTGCATCGATAAACAACAAACGATCGTAGTTGCTTTGTAAGAAATATGCAACTAGTACATTACGTGCTCTAGTAACTAAAGACTCATTAGCAATCGTTCCAAAAGCTAGAGGAATCTGATGACTGTTAAAGAATGTCATCATTTTGATCGTAGAACGGAAATACGGTTCTGTCAGTGCTCCACCATAACATGGAGTTGCAATAAAGAACTTAGTCTGACGCAACTGATCAATGTTAATCTGGATTTGACCAGGTTGAGGGGGAGGTGGTTCTTGTGCTA